CAGTTCACTGTCACCTTAATTGAGCTGGTATTTTCCTCGGTACCTTTTAAGACACTGAGGATATCGGTTAGTCCAGCATACTTTATAACTTCTTCATATTTATTTGTAAGAAGTTCTTTATAGACACCATCTATCTTATCATGCATTTCTTCTTTGAAAAGAATAGATAGAGGATTCTTCTTTGTTCTTGTAAGAATAAGGGATTTGATATGATATAAACTACTATAGAAAATCCACTCATTAAAATATGGAACTTTCCTATCGCAATTATCGATAAGGTATAGCACGCATGCTAAATCAATATCATAAAGCATATCAAAGTCCACTAGTAACTTCTTGGCATCCTTATCTTTTTTATTTATCATATACACCTCAAAAAGAAAAAAAAGAAACGACGTTTAGGTCGTTTCTTTATTATTAATTCTTATTGCATAGAACCCATGATGGAATCTAATTCAGAACTTTGAATAGATTCTGTAGTTCCTGCACTTGTATGAGTAGCTTGGTTATTGCCACCACCATTATTGAAGTAAGATTTATTTTTGTAACCACCATTGTAGTTGGAATCTAAATCTACACCAAGTTTAGCAGCAATTTTATTCAAGTATGGTTGAGTATGAGAAATATTGGAGTATGCTTGTGCATTACTCATAGCTGTATAGTACTCACGCAATTGTAAGGAAATCATTTCTAATTCAAGAGTATTGAAATGATCGAAGTCTTGTGTATAACCAGCTGTTTTAGGATCGAAGCCTACGATAGCATTGTAGAAACCTTTACGAGTTTCATAGCTGTATGCTTGTTCGATTTGACCATTTTCATTAAGTTTCTTAATGCTGATAACGATACCAGCTTCTGGCTTGCCGTATACTACTTCTGGATCTTCTACTGTAATAAGATTATTACCAGAAGCAACACCAATATTACCTTGAGTTAAAGCTTGTTGTTCTTCTTTAGATGCTTGTAAGAATTGGTTAATCAATGCTTCAAACATTTTCGCCTTCTGAGGTGTCAAATAAACAGAGATGCCGTTTTTAGTGTCATAACGAGTTTCCCCATTTTCAGATTCAATTACTGGAGAGATTGAGATCTTTAGATTGTTTCTCCACATAGAAAAGCTAATCATTGTTTTATCAATAATAGATTCTTTGTTAAAGAAACTGTACCCATAGACTGTAGGGGTCGATTGTTGTTGGTTATCAAAATTGCCGAATGCCATTTTATAACTCCTTTTCTTTTCTTACTACCTCTAAATAAAAATTCTAATATAATGTATCCGATATCATAAATTATAAGTTTTATGAGGCCTATACCAGATTAGCATTACACTAGTTCTCATAATTATAGTGTATAATCAAGATTGCAATTAATTATATACTATAATTGTGAAGTCATATAATTTTAATAAGGAGGATTTAAATGGCTGTAAAGAAAAACGAAACTGCTACTGTCGAAAAGAAGCGTAAAAGAAAAATTGGTGTTGGTGATCTAATTGAGCTCTATAATGAAGGAGCATTTAGTAATGAACCAGTAGGTAAAACTATAGCGACTGCTATGGAAACTCATTTAAGAACTCTTATTGTATCTTATAGAGAAGAACTTACCAAGTTAGCTGAAGCTCAAGAAGCTAATGGGGAAATTGTTTATACGCCTATTTATTTTGGTAAAGGTGGAGCTGGTGTAAGAAAGGTTATTGCTGAAGGCAAAGAAGCAGAAGATGCTAAGAAAAGTAAAAGAAAGATAGGATTTGCTAAGGAGGAGTAACAATGAATCATAAAGAAAGAATACTTATTGGGAAAGCTTTGCTAAAATTCGATAATGGAGCTTTACCTTTTGATATTCAATCAAGAATATTATCTAAACTAAATGATTATAAAGAATATCTCATCTATAGAGAATTAGAAAATATTATTGTAGCTAATGGTATAGATACAGATATTAGTGATACTGTAGATTTACCAGTTGAAGAAGAAGCTGCATCAATATCTTTGAGTAATGATGTTTTAGATGAACTCTTTAAAACTTGTATAAGAAATAATAAAGGAATGTTTGATACAGCTCTTAATGTAGATATACCATTTGTAAAATATCTAGTTAAGATTAATAGTCCATTTATTATGCTTAAGGAAGAATTGACTAAAGAAAAGTATCCTATGACGTATAAACAATATGTGGATATAAGAAGATTCTTAGGGGCTAGAAAGAATACTAAAGAAATATTCTCTGATCTATATGATGAGTATTGTAGATTTAGAGCAGAGATAGCTGTGCCATATTTAAACACTGTCGGCTCTAGTTTAAATAACAATGTTGGTAATATTACAGAATTTAGACGCTTTATCAAAACTATGCAATCTAATAGTTTAAGACCTTATACAAGCAAATACTTCTTCTATATCAATAATGGAGAGTATCCTACAAGTATAATCCTTCCTAATATGGTAAAGAATGGTATTACTAGAGGTAATGATCTAGATAGAGACAGGAGAGCATGATGTTAGAGAAAGAATATAAGATTGAAGAATTGTCTGAATTATATGAACAAGGATTCTTCAAGAATACTAGAATAGGTCAAGAGATTGAAGATATGGTGGCAGAGTTCAAAGAGAATCTATTAAGAAGTAATAAGATTGAGCTTGCAAATGCTACAAATCTTATTCTTCAAGAAGAAGGAATAGATACTACTGATGAATTCTATGAAAAATATATTGCAGATAAAAGACGTACTAGAGTAAATATGTCTTTATTCTCTTTTATCAAATATCTTAAATCTAATCATCCTGAAATGATTAGATCACAGAGTGAGCCATATGATGATAATTTTGTAGATCTCAAAACTGTTAGATTGCAATTTAGAAATGCTAGAAACTATTTCAATGACTTGCATCTATTATATAAGAACTTCTATGATAGAAATAACTTTACTTATATAAATCAACGCCTATTTTTAGAGAAATTATCTGAGTTCCCATATAATTTTAGAGTAGATCCTGGAAAGATTATCCCACCAGAATATTTTAAATAAACACAGAGAAAAGAGAAGGGAACTAAATCCCTTCTCTTATTTTTTTATTGTTCAGCTTCAAGTTCGTATTCATCATAGATCTTCATGCGTGTATCATAAAGATCGCCTTTAAATAATTGATCGCGTTTAACTGTAAGTTCTTTATACATACGATCAAGTTGTTTGAATTCTTCTTTTGTAAGTTGATTATTTTCAACGTAGTCTTGAAGATAAGCAAGTTTAGAATTGATATTAGCCATAAGCATAGGAATAGCATCAGGTTCATTTTCTAATGCATTTTGTTGTTCCATAGCTATCTTAACTAAATCATCTTCCATTGCTTCTGGAACAGATTTCATTTTCTTATTAGGAAGGATAGAGGATTTTACTTCTTCATATAAGATATGCTCAGCCGTACCAGCAGATTCAATCAATGCATCGTCATCAATACGATTTAAACGTCTAGCAATATTATCCAATTCTTTGATTTCAATCTTAGAAGGGGATAATTGTTTACAACGATCAATCATCATAAGAGCAGGAATTCGGTTATCACGAACATTTTTGTATACTCTTAGTACCCATGCTAATACGATAAATTTATTATTGATTTCTTTGTTGTAGTTGTACCAATTCAATGCAATCTTGTTGAATGCAGATTTGATATTTTGTTCATAACCACACCATTCAAAGAAATCATTCATAACAGGATTATTATCTACTTCTTTTTTATCAAAGATAGTAATAAATTTACGAACAGCATCTCTGAAACCATAGGATAGTAATTCCATATAGTGGATAGAGTCAGAGATCTTTAATACGTCATTATTTTTTGTAAGATGAGCATCAATTGCTTTACATACAGATTCACATGGAGCAGCATCGCTTACCAAGTTATATACTTCGTGCATAAGAAGAGCAGCAATTTCTTTAGCAGAAAGATTGATATCTTCTTGGAACAATTTAGAATCTAATTCTAAGTAATATTGGTCGATAACGTATTTTTCACCACCAGTGATGATTTTGATTACTTGTTCTGCATCAATCTTAGGCATGGCATAGATACCAAAAAATAGTTTGTCTGTATTATTAGTGTATAAAACTCTAAGACATTTAGCATCAAAGAATTTATTCAATGCATTTTGTAAATCCAAAATAAATTCTTGTTTTGGATCTTTCTTTATATTCTGAATCGCTATTTCGATATCATCATAAGCGTCTTTAAGTTTAGTTTTAGCTAGGATATCCAATGTTAATCCTCCTTAAATAACTCTAGAGTAAAATAAATTGTACAATTATCTAAATGTTTCCAGTATAAGAAAGGATGGGTACTATGAATAATAATATTTATGTAAGTGCTAGACGTGCTTTGAATGACTATGATGCTAATAAGGTGACTTATAGCAGAAAGAAGTTAAATAAGAAAAAAGAAGAACCATTTGTAGAACCTAAAAAGTCTGATATGTGTATTGGAACTGGCTCTCCTATGGATGTAAAAAATCATAGATAGGTATACTATATATTAGAGGTTCAGCGTACCTCTTAAAGTAAGTTTTCTTTTCTTCTACTCTTTAGGGGCTTGTGATATAGAGTTTAACACTCTATATCATATCCTCTTGTAAAAATCAGTTTCAGTTATATACTATAATAGTGAACCTGAGTTAAAGAAAACAGGTATTTTGTTTAAGTCAATTATTTTTTTAAGAGGAGGTTTGTTTAAAATGAAAACAACAAACAGCAACAATCAAAAACGTGGTAGTTATTCTCGTGGAGGAAACCGTAACAACAATTACTCCAAACCAAAATATGGTAAATCTACTACAACAAAAAGCTCTTATTATGGTACACCAACATCTAAGAGTAATTACAACAGTTATCAACAAGATAAGTATGATAACTATGGCCGTCCTGTATCTGAAGTTGTAGAATATGGAAAATGTCAAAATGCAGCCAATGATCTAATGATGAAAGGGAATAAAGCCCACATCAAACATTTCCCTACAATCTGCTACATTAAAGACGTTCTTAAAAACAATATCCAAGATCCAACAGCAGGATTCTTGCATATTACAGAACGTGGTCTTGATGGAGTATCTTTTGATTCTATGAAAGAAGAATTCGATGTGCTTCATCCAAATGAGTTGAAAACAAATATTCAACCATTCATCGATGCTATCTTTTCTGCATTCGTAACTAACGGTGTATTTGATAAAAGAAATGAAAACAATATCTCTATTATCAAATTATTAGTTCGTGAAAAGAATTGTTTGGAAAAAACATTCAATTATGACAAGATGGCATTATTAGCATCTAAATATGCCGTAGAGTATTCTAATGAAACTCTTATTACTATTGATGCTATTAAAGCAAGAATGTTTAACTCTCTTGCTGAAAGTGTATTCGCTATTGAGACAGAGCTAGCAAAAGGACCTGTTGATTTTAAACGAGATGAGACTCGTGTAAATTATATCAAAGTTCCTATCCGCTCCTTCTTGATGGAGTATGCAACCTGTTGCCAAGAAGTATTGGCATTGGTTAAACCAAAACGTTATCGCGGTTAATCTACACACACGTTAAAGAGAATGGGGTGAGTTCCCATTCTCTTCTATTTTGTCTAAAAGGAGAATAAAATGAAAGAAATTATGAAGACAGTAGCTAAATTGGTAGTGGTACTAAGCCTATTTTTTGCATGCACTAACGTAAGTGCATTCAGTACATATGTGCGAGATGACGTTACAGGAGCTTTAAGAATTAACTTTGTTTCAGAAAGTTTTGGATTGTTTAAAACTGATAAAGAGAATGTTTATAAAGGTCGAGTCACAATGAAAGTTAAAGACCTAGAAGGTAAACTAAATGGAAACAATCCAGAAATAGAAGTTTATTATTTATGGGATAAAAATACTGGGAAGTTCTATCTAACTACTGGTAAAGTGGATGGACAAAAAGTTCAGGGTGCTAAATGGGGTCCAATCAAAATGGATTCTTCAACATTCGAAGTTGATAAGAGTGTAACTTATTATATCTTCTATCGCATGTGGCTTAACAACGAAGAAACTGAAACAGGTGAAAGATTGAATACTGTTACATTGATGCAGTTGTTCCACTTAATTAAAGATGGAACTATCCCAAGTATTGATAACTAAGGAGAATAAAAATGATGAAAGCAAAACATATTGCAGTTTTAGTATTAGCTTGTGTAGTTGGTAGTGGTGCAGGCTATTTGCAAAATAATTATGATATCTTTAATACTACTGCAGCAACAAATACAGAATACTCCTCTTCTAAAGATATGAGTGTTCAAAGTTCCCATCCTCCTATTAAAGAGGATAATCAAAAAATCACAAAAAATGTAGATGCTAAAGGTAAGATGAAAGTATCTGCATACCCAGAGACTTATGTATATCCAGATACTCTAGAGTATACAACAACAAATGAAAAAGTTACTGGTAGTATTACTATCAACAATATGGATCAAGATTCTGTAATGGACTTTGAAATCTATCTAAAAAGCGGTATCATGAAGACATCTATGAAAGGGTCAGATCATTGGGATGAAACAAATCCTATTAGACCAATGGGTACTGAACCACGTTATTATGTTGCAAAATACATTGTAGATGTAATGCGTAACAACAATAGTCACATTTTAGATCATGGAACTTATCAAATGATGACTCAACGATATTAGTTTTTAATTAAGGAGAGTATCTTATGAATTTTAAATCTATAATACTATCTATTCTATTCTTATTTGGAATCTTATTAATTCCAAATACATCTTATGCATATGATAATATCTATTCAGGGTATTATGATGATGGAACACCTATTCAAGTAGCTACATATGATGAATCTTCTTTTACTTATCACAATATAGAAAATAGCGATGTAATAGAAGGTGCTGTAGCTGTAAATGAGTATAATACAAATAAGATAGTTTATTTCCAATATCACCCAAAATATAACAATCTATGGGTTAGAGTTGGAGATGATGGAGAATGGATGTATATAGATGGGGTCGAAGATACTCTCTATTATATCTACGCAATGGATATTTCATTCCAATTGCTAGATAGTGGTAAATTAGATGAAGAAAAAATAAAGAAATTCGTTCCTAATTACAGAGAGGAAATTTAATGAATGATAAATTTTCAATAATAGCAACTGTTGTGACTGCTATTATCGTAATAATTTATGAATTGATTAAAAATGGGGTGTTGAAATGAGTATGAAGGCTATGATTATCATTGCAGTATTAGCAGTGGTTATCCATCAATTACTAAAATAAGAAGAGGATTAATTTCCTCTTCTTTTTTGTTGTGTGTAAATATTAGGAGGTTATATTATGTTTTCAGCTATAATAAAAGATGCAAAATCTGGTTACAAGGGCTTTGTTAATTCAATAGATGAATTGGTAGAGCATATAGAGACTTTGTATAAGAAAAATAAAAATTTTAAAAGGTCTTGGGATAAATATGATTCTTTTGGCAAGATAAAATTTATTTTATTTTCTAGTATCAAGGATAATCCTTTAGATAATTTGCTATTAAGCCATACATTCAAAATCCAAACTAATTATATGGATATAGAATCTCTTATCAAATTAGCTAATTATCTAGGCATAGATGAAAAGGCTGAATACAAATCTATGGATGGTACTGTTACTACTAACCTAAATGTATTATCCAATATATTAGGATTGTGGCGCGTATGGGATAAGCTCAGTATTCAATATACACGAATGAAAGAGAATATAAGAGATTATACTAATGGTGAGTATCCATACTATGATAGTTTAGATACTGATCCATTTTATTTTATGAGTTAATTGGAGGTAAAACTTATGTTTGAAGCTATAATAGAAAATAATAAGTATAATAACTATTGTAAGTATACTGAAGATTTTATTGTTGGATTGGAAGAAATAATGAGACAGGATAAAGCACTAAAGGATGAATTATGCAAGCTTGACCCATATATTAGATTAAAACTTATTCTATTCAATACTGTTACAAAAGATAATGAGAAGTTCAAAGGTTCATTATGTGAATCACTAACTACTGAGATTAAAGACTTAGATTTTAGATCTATAATAAATATAGCTAGATATCTAGAGATTGATCTAACTAATAATAATATTTACGAATCTAAAAACCTATCTATTATTTCCAATATGCTAAGTAAATGGCATGTCTGGAGAGGATTAGGATTATATAGAAATTCAGATGTGGTTCTTACTAAAACAAAAGAATATGTCTTTAATAAACATGATTTTATAGACGATCTTGGATATCCTGTATTTTAAATAAATCAAGAAGTAAGGAATTATTCCTTACTTCTTTTTTTGTGTAATTTATGGCTTTTATGATTATATACTATAATAGCGAAATAGACGTGAGAGTCTATTGGGATCCATTTGTTATTAGTAATTTAGGAGGAAAATAAAATGGAAATTAGAGGATATTGCTATATTGAAAATCGCAAGGTTATTGAAGAAGTGCAAGATTGGCTTGTACGAGAATATCATAATATCGAAGATGTGGAATTTAATGATATTGAAATTTATCTTAAAAGGGAAATTGACAAGCTAAAAGAGTTTGAGGAACAAGGCCTTGTAGAAACCTTTCTTAAAAACTTCTTTGAAACTATTATTAAAGAGGAGATAACAATATCTAAACATTGGGTGAATTATTTAGATATCCACATGGAAGAACGGTATGTGGAGGACGGTGAACTAATGTACTCTTATGAGAGTGACTATTGGGCACCTCTTGCAGTTCGTGGTACAAAAGATGAAGTAGAAATCTTCATAAAGAAATTATTAGAAAAAACAGAATTTAAATTCGAAGATCTAAATTTGGATCTATCTGAATTAGAAGAAAAATTTGAATCTGACGATTACGAAGAAGAAGGAGGTAGTATTGACAGAGCGTACTACGAACAACGTAGTCGCAATTTCACACTATAAATAAAGAGAGCTTAGTCTCTCTTTATTTTTTTGTGAAACTCATTTAAATCAGTTATATACTATAGTAGTGAGATAGATGTGAGAGTCTATTGGTAATCATTGTTTTATAATTATAATAGGAGGAATAACAATGTTTTTGGCAAATGTTTTTAATACAACTAATGGTAAATCTGATTCATTCTCTGTCGAATCTGGATTATATTTCAGAGGAGATAAAAATATAGTAAGCGATTCCATTATCTTTAAGAAAGGTATAGATAATTGGGATGACCAAATATATGCTTTAAGAGCATTAATTGAAAGTCAAGGCTATGACATTAATGCTGGAACTTTGATAGAGTTTTTCAAGAAAGCTTATAATAACACAATTTCTGTTCAGAAAAGAGGAATTTCTTATTATGAGTATTTAGAAGATACTAAAGAGAAATTTTTTGAAGATTTTAGAATTGAATATACATTCACAACTAGAGAACAGGATTTTAAATTCATGATGAGAGGTAGAGATACTACTGAATTTAGAAAACTTTTGAATTGCTTATTTATGGCTATGGAAGGGGTCTCTAAATATATAAATGATAAAGGAGAAGTGGATAAAATCGTTTATGAGATATCAGAAATGATAGAAGAGTGCGGAGGGAGATCAAAATTAGTCGATTTAGTAATAGAAGGTGTAAAGCCTTTTATGAAAGATCTATCTAAAGAAGATGTAGAAGCTATGCCTTGGCTAACTCTAGAAGATCAGCCAATGGAACGTATAGAACTTCCATATTACTACTTATAAAAATAAAGAGAGCTTAGTCTCTCTTTATTTTTTTTCTGTAAATCATTTTTTTTTATAATTATATACTATAATAATGAGATAGACGTGAGAGTCTATTGGATTTAATTTCATTTTATTTTATTTAAAAAGGAGATTATAAAAATGGAAATTAAAAATGCATATGGGGTAAAACTAAGCAAAAATGGTATTGATTATACATCATTAGAAAGCCAAGATTGCAAATTAGTTAAATTGTTTAATAATAATAAAAAGGGTGATCGATCAAAAGTTTTTAAAGATATAACCAAATGCATTAAAGCACGTTCTATAGATGATAAATATCAACTTTTGTCATTTTTTAGGAATATGATAAAAAATGATATAGTCAAAATGAAACACCGTTGCATTGTAGGTGGAGAACGTAATGAAATAATTTGTTATAGTTATATCATAGATAGATTTGTGCCATTTGCTATACGTGGATATGACTGTGAAATAAGAAAATTTATTAGAACAGTGTTAAACGAAAGCAATTATGTTATTAAAGATGAGAGAGGTATAGTTATTGAGAGATCTCATCTTAATATCGTTTTGAGAGATTCAAATATGACTCAAAGTGAGATGTATCATTATCTGCTAAAAGGTTTGAAACTTTCTGGAAATAAACATGTAAGATTCCCAGCGTTATATATGACAAATTGGGATGGAGAACCATATTACAAGTATAATGGAGGTACGATAGATCTAAGGGGTATCAAATAAAATTATAAAATAAAGAGAGACTAAGCTCTCTCTTTATTTTTTTTACTTATATACTATAGTGGTGATATATTAGTAAGGAGGCGATGATATCGATGGATATGAAATCAAAAGTAATATCAGTAAGGGATTTAAGGCGTTCTAGTATTTTGCCAGACTTTCTTCCAAAGAGGACTACATGTGCATTTCCTAAGAAGGAAACTATTGAAGAGTTTAGATCAATGAGGGCCAACCTTATGGAAGTTTTTAATTATAATCGGTTAGAGGCAAATATAATTATTAAGGACCCAAAGAGTAAAAAACATGATACTTTATTAAAATTAGATGGTCAAGAATTATATGATAATATAAAATTATTTGATCTAAAGAAACTTACAGGGTTGGATAGGATTAATAGCCTAGTTCCTATAATAGATTTGTTTGGTAAGATATTAACTAATACAATTTTTATTACAAATTATAAGACCCTATACTTCAAAGATGATACTGGATTTGAAAAGGATACAGAAGCATATAAAGTAGAAAATATAAACAGTTATACTTCATATAAGGAGAATTGCGGGGATATAGCTCTAAGAGGGGATATAAATTCTTTAAAGAATTTTATTAGATCAGTTATTACATACAACTTCTGTGCATATAGAAAAGATATGGTAGGAGTATTTAATTATACTTACCTAGGTAATGGAGAAGGATTGGAAGAAGATTTAGATGGTATAAAAGAATCTAGAGATAGAAAATTCAATACCTATGTATTTCCAGAGTTAGAGAAAGAATTAAAATATGCATCTGATGGGCTTAATAGTATAAGTGAAAAGAAGAGTTTCACAAGCAGAAAACATATGGTCAAATGGCCTTAATAGAACTAGACACAATCAACCCCATAGACCGTAGTGGTCTATGGGGAGTTGTCATCGGATTTTCAAAAGCTTGAAAATAATTTTAAGATCTTTTCTCCAAGATCTATTAAAGTTTATTTTTTTCTGATCTAACTAATTAGATTAGTTTTTAGGATCAGTTACTGCATAGTTAGGGGATGGGTATGCATAGTTTTGATCTGCAATACCATCTTGAGGAACGCCAGGAGCTTTGCCATCAGGATAGATTACGGAACGAGCAGTACCAGGTAATTCTGCAGTATGGTCTACATATACACCGTTGCCTTTAGCATCATGAGTATAAGTAATTTTGTTAGCAGTGTAGTCGTTCATAGCACGATCTTTGCTTACAGGAGTTTTGTTTTCGATATCTTCAAGAAGACCTGTAGGGTTAACGATTTGGATACGACCTTGAACTGGTTGGTATTGAACGAATAAGAAACGTTCGAACGCAGTTACTGCTGGCAATTGATAGTTTGCAGTGTCGCGGATTTCATTACCTACATACAATTGGTAATCGAAGATTTTGTAAATAACACGGTTAGTGTTACGAGGGTTCAAGATAATGATAAGGTTGTTATCATTACGCATTTTGTTGGAGCTAATGAATTGGTATACACGGTTATCACTAGTTTTTACAGTTTTCTTGTAATCCAAGATAACTGGACCAATGCTAGGAGGAGTTGTGTATGTGTATTCTTTAGGAGTGATTTTACGAATCAATTCAGGACGACCAAAGATAGATACTGTCATGTTTTCATCATTCAATACTTGAAGCATTGTAGTGATTTGAGTATCAAGGTAATCCATGAATGTTTCGTATCTCCAAGTTACATGGGAACCCAAGAAGTTATCTGGTGGTACGAAGTTGAATGCACCAGTAACTTTGGATGTTGTAGGAAGATTCAAGAAGGAGTCATCCAAGTTTTCCAAGATTTTATCATCTTTGTAGTTAAGAATAGACAATTTAATCATGGACATGATTTTTGTCAATTGGTTAACATTGTACATTGCTTGAATGTCTTTTGTTTCTTCTGGAGAAATAGTTACAGTCATATGAGGTGCTTCTGGAATTTCGAAGTAATCAGTACGGCTGGACCATTTAACTTTAGGAGTTTCATACGCTGCGGAAGATACATCCAATGCTGCAGATAATACTACGCCCACGATGTTAGCAGAAGATGCCATGAATGTGAAGCGGTTTTTATGCATAGAACCAGCGAATTGGAAAATTTCTTTACGAGTACCACCAGCATTATCAGTAGGAACGATTAAGTCAATACGTTTTTGGAAAGTACGATCATATTGGCCGTATGCAGCAACGAATTTAACTGGTTCAACAGTGATAACTTTAGTGCCTACAGCACCAGCAGTTTCAACTACGATTTCTTTTGTAGCAGCGTCATATTTTTCTTCGCCTTTAGCAACATAAACGTCTTTAACCAACAATTTAGTTACTTTGGAAGAACGGGAAACGTTAGCTACAGTTTTATTAGTAGCACCCAATAGAGCAAGAACGTCAGTTTCTTGATCTTCTGGAAGCATGATTACAACGTCTTTATGAGGAACAGCACGTTCAATAACGTCTTTAATTTTGTTTTGTTCCAAGAACATATCGATTTCACGACCATCTGGGCTGTACATTGTACGAGTTTCCATGGAAAGTGTGAATTGAGGAGTATCAGCTACGTCCTTAGGAATAGCACCTTTGTCGAATACAGTTGTCATCAACAAGTTTTTGTGCATAGGGAATGTGATACCAACAACTGGGTTATAAGCACCAAGAGGAGCAGCTTCGCAAATACCTTTAACGTCGTTTTGGTATAAAGCATTAAGCATACCATATTCTTCGTTTACAGCATCGATAGAAGAGAATTTAGGATCTTGTTTATCAAAAGCGTTTTCAACGAAGAAGTTACGCATTTCGCTGTTCAAAGTATCGCTCATAAAGAATTTGCGAGGTTCGCTATATAAGTCTACTTGTTCGCTTAAGCCAGCTTTCGCGATTTGAGCAAATTGACTAGCAATGCCATGCATGCTATCTTGTTCATAACCGCGAAGGATGGAATCATTTTTACCAGTTGGATTGCCAACTACTGCCATGTTTTATTTCCTCCTTTTTGAGAAAGAGCCATTTATGCATAAATTGTGTTTTTCTAAAAATGGCAAAAAATCTAATTAAATTTAATTAAATCTATGAAGGTAAGACACCCCTGGCTAACCCTTGCAAAACAAGGGGAATGGAGGCATCTATAGATTTACCAATATGTTTGTATATATAATTTGTATCTTTTTAATTTTTTAATCTAATTCAATATCTTTTACAAATAAATATGGATAGTCTTCAGAACGTGTATTATTGTTCTTATCATTTTCCTTAGCAGATCTTACATATTCTGCTTCTCTATTTTGTTTGATATTAGAAAGAAGATTAGTGATATAATTAAAAGTGGTAACCATTTTCTGTAATTGAATTTGGTTTTCTATATAGCTCTTTGTATCATATACATCAAGCAAGTAATCTCTACTCATATCTTTCAACTCTAATAGCTTACGAGAAATAAAGCTTAATAGAGAATCATCATATGAAGCATGAGAGATATTATTAATCTTATCAATGGCACTAAAGATAGTATCATTAAAGTTCTTAAATTGTTTTTTAAGTTCTTTATGTTTTACTGCCATTTGTTCAGGTTTTAGATCAGAGAAAACTTCTTGTTCATCAGATGAGAAGTCATCAGCTTGTTGTTGATCTTCAGGACCTTCTAGTCCTTCATCTCCACCTTCTTCGCCGCCTTCCATATCGCCATCTTCAGAACCCTCTTCTCCTTCCCCACCTTCACCTTCTTCAGGAGCTGGTTCTTCTCCACCGCCACCCATATTCATATCAGGTTGATCTGGAGCTTCTCCGCCACCATCTTGAGGAGGAGCATCTTCAGGTTGCCCTGCATTAGGATCTTCTGGAGCAGATTCCTGAGCTTCAGGGCCATCAACAAAATTAGGAGGTTGTTGACCTTCTTCTTCAGGATTAGGTTGAGGAGGATTAGGAGCTTCTTGTAAGATCAAACGCTCAAATAAGTTCATCTAATATACCTCCATTAATAATCGAAGTCATCAAAATCATCATCGTCATCATCTTTAGACTTAGATGAACTATCGTCATTAGATAAAACTGGTTTGGTTTCATCTTTCTTATAGAAGGAATTGATTAAAGATTTATCTGCACCGAACTTAGCTTGAGGAGTTTCTTTACCTAAAGGATTTACTAATGAACTACTACCATTATAATCAGGAGATACTTCCCGTTTATCTTGAGTACTATTTATTTCTTCCATAGTCTTATCTCTAAGCTTTTCATACTCATTTTCTAAAGTTTCGATACTCTTATCAACTTCTTCTAAGTAAGTTTCCAGTTTACGTTTCTTTTCAGGATCAGTTTCTTCTTTAAGTTTCCTAGTAACGGAATACTTATGCTCTTTCCATTCCTGAATGGATTCTTTGAGATATTCCTTATTCATATGCTTATGCATGATATAAGCAGTAATACCTGCAAATAATCCACCGACAACATTAACTGCTAATGCACCAGCTACAATGACTGTATAGAATACAAGAGATAAAGAATTCCTAGTACCTTTATTTAAGTCTTGTAATCTGGAAGTAACTAGAATAGATCTAATAGCCTCTTTAGTCATAGCATTAGTTTTCACTGGAGCCATTTTAACCTTGGTAACGATATCATGAATCTTATCTAAGGTATCATCTTCACAAAGTTTCTCTAATGCTTCTGTAACTATAGACATTTGTTCCATAGCTTCTGCCAAGCCATACGCCGAAGTCTTGGCATAATTATCGCTAACAAGTTTGTCTAAATCTATATTATCTTCACTAATCATCTCTGCATGAAGTCGTTGTAATCTGTTGATATAAGATGTGTCTTCAGAGAGATTAATAAAGTTATCTTTCTTAACAGCTTCGGATACTTTATCTAAGAATTTATTAATATCGTTTGTACCACCATTCATAAGGAAGTAGTCGGTAACATTTTCAACAATACTAGATCTAGATATCATATCTCCAGCATATTTAGAAACAGAGTATAAGCAAGTCTCTAAAGCAATACAATACTTGGTTTTAAAATCCATAGTATAAGTATCTATTAGAGAGCATACCTTATAGATAGTATCAGGAACAGAATCTTCATATAAGATATTATTCTTGATGATCTTATCTATATTAAATCTCTTAGATATAGTAGATAGGTTTCTTAATAATCTATCACATTCTGTTTGTTCATGAATTCTTTCTAATATAGAATCCAAACACTCAATAGCTACAGTTTCATCAAGCCCTCTTTTTGTTTTAAGAATAGAATTCTTAAAAATTGCAGGGGATTTGACGTATGGGATAATATCTCTATTAATAATAGAAGTCATTTCTTCTAATTGAGATTGAGTCCCCTCTTTTGAGACGTACTCGAATAATTCTAAAACCTTGTTAAAATTATTGCTTGTATTATCAGAGAAAGATTGCCATGCATAGACAGACTCTTTGATATTTTCAAAATTGTAATTAGTTTTATAAGTTTCATATAATGGATAGGATCTATTCCTCATAGGTTGAAACTCTAGATTAGTCTTTCTATTATATACTTCAATAATAGGTATAAACTTTCCCATACTATTTAATCCTCCCGTTCGATTGCATAGGCTATGATTACATCAATGTTTATGATGAAAAATCATAGTCATTTCAAATACTTAGGTTTTATCTTAAATTCTACCTTATTTAAAGTAGATGCATCATCTGGTAAGATTTTTGTAAGGTCATATAAAGCTTGTTTACCTTCTTTAGAAGTAGTCATCTCATTTACACCACCCATAGAGATATAGTGGCGTTTTGCTGTAATGAGACTATATAGTTCTTCATTAGCTTCAATAGAGAATGGTGTTTTAGATGATACAGTATCACCATCATAGTCACCACCAATAGAATCCAAACGAACGTTGTTTGGTAAAGCTACGTCGATAAATTTATTTGTAGAGTTTGAATTCAAATCTTCAATTCTGATCTTAGGATATTCTTTATAGAATTTACCATTTATAATCATCGGTTCAGTTTGAATAGTAGAAATAACTTTAATCTTAGCAGGGAATTGGTTCCAATAACTATCGATAGGGAAACGAGTAATCAGAGTCATCTTATCTTTAGTAATATCTAGCGCAGCCATATAGATTAAATCACACCAAGTTAAAGGGCGTTCATTAATAGGAAGAGAATCGACTTTGTTATCACTAATAAGATTTTCAGCCGCTTTTACATCATCTACCATATAACCCTTATATCTCAAATAAGGTTTCATACCTTTAGGTATTTTCATACCAGTAGTATCAATAGGCGCTTCAATAGGAATAAAGCGGTTACTCATGCCATGCATGAAGCGTTCTAATTCTTTTTTGATTCGTTCATCAGAATAAACCATTTGCCAATCTTGAATACGGTTTCTGCTAAACTCTTTTGTTTTCATATTAGTAACCAGCATATCCATTTGGTCACTGATATTGTTTTCAAACCAACGTCTAAGCCAATAAAGCATATATGGGAAGAAGTTAGCACAGATAGCGGCTAATGGCAAACCAATGCTATCTATATCTATATCAATATCAGATAAAGATTCTTTTCTTAAGTTTTGAGTACAGATAACTAGTCGAGCACCCCAGTCAAAAGACTTCTTCATACCAGCACGTCTAATAAGACCCATCTTTCTAGAAAGACCAGAAGCTTGAGCATCTTTTCCTTCGAATCTGCCAAATACAAGCCAGTCATAAATAGCAGAAAGGGTTTCTTGAATACGCCATCTAGTTTGACCATTATGAGTTAAACCATATTCATTACTATTCTTTAAAGCTTGTACGTCTCTAATGATTTTCCCATATAATTGGTTAATCTCGCCTACACTTGTTCTTGAACCTTTGTCGGTATTAATATCGCGATAACCTACTGGGATTACAACGCAGTCTTTTATAAATAATTTATCTCTAAATTTTTCTAAAAAGTCAATCTTAACACCACGTTTAGAAGACTCGGTTCTTTTAAAGTCTATTACTTTGATTACATTTTGCAAGAACTTAATACCAGTCTCACCATTAGGATCTGGTTTAAGCTTACCTGTCTCTGTATCTAATATAAAATTATCTGCTTCTTGAGCACATAGTTTTACATTAGAATCTAAACGAGACCAAATCTTATATGCTAATGGGTGTAAAAATGTTTCACCAGCAAGATTCACATAAGCAAAGATTGTACTTCTATCTTCTTTAGTAATACCAAATATCTCATTAGAGAATAAACCATCAGCAGTAGGTAGGTTATCTCTAGCAAAAGACATTGGGCTTGAAATCTCTTTTAAGTCATTAACTTTAATAAAGTTAGCAACGTTAAGTGGAGATAGTTTGAGATGCTTAGTTTGTTTCTTATCACCAGAAGCTTCGTCTAGTGCATAGAATTCTACTACATCATTATCCATTTAAAGCATCCTCCGTAAATATAATAAATTCAAATTTAATTAATAGTTCCCATCTAGCATATAACGCTAGATGGGATCATATTGTATTAAGTTAGAAATCTATTAATTCAAATTTTAAGATATTCTTATCAGAATTCAAAGATATCTTATATAGCGGTTGGAATGCTCCAGGGATGATCTGGTTATCCAAACGCTCCTCTATAGTATGAGCCAATTCATCAGATAATAAAGTTACCGTGAAGATATGATCAGATTCCGAGATATTGATATCAAGAATATCTGAGTTTTTACAATTACCCAATAAAATATCGTATAATGCTACTTCCCGAGAGAATAGCTTATCGTCTACAACTTTAGAGGAAATTAACTGACTGAATTCTATTAAATTCATCGAATTATAAAATCCTCCTTTATGCCTATCAATCACCTTTAAGGATAGAATCCATTTCTTCTGCTTGGTTGGCTTTCTGTACCGTCTTATTTTGTATCTCTTTCATATATCTAAAATGAAGATACACTAGAAACCCAACGTCATAGTTGAATGCTTCAGAAAACGATAATCTGCCTTTATAGTAATTACATAGGGTCATTACTATTGAATAGAAAGCGCCCCGATCGGTAAAAAGGCCCGAGTGAAAAGCAATTGAAGAGCACCTTGAGGAGTAGCTTCGATAGTAGTATGGCACTTACCACATTCAGTAGAAGGAATTTGATAAGTAATCTTATCATCAGTAAATACACGAGTGATTTTGTATACTTCACCCATAAGAGTAGCATGTTCATCAGAAGATAAGTTCTTCATGATTTCATAAATAGCCTTAACCTTACGCATTACTGTTTTAGATAAGCTATCTTCTACAACACCTAAATCGATTGGATATAATTGTTTTGTTACATTATCGATTTTGTAGATAGTATCAATATTAGCCATGATTTGAACTACGTTAGCATATTTAGATGCAAATTCATCTGTCAATGCAGCACGTTCAATCATATCACCATAGATAGATTCAGTACAGAAACTAAATGCATAGTCTCTGGATACTTGGATAGGTTTTGTTCTGAAAAGTTTAGATTTTACAGGACGGCTGTGCAAGATATCTTCAAAGCGTTTCTTAACTTCATCATTAGGGTATACCACCATATCTTTAACATCCTTCTTATTGATAAAGAGGTTGTTACATTTAGTATTAGGGCATTGATAAGATAAGTAGTTAGAATCTTTGAAGTTTGCCATATACATAGCAAAGATCATGCAGTCTAAATCATATACAGAGATTTGTTTTAACCAGGTATCAATATCTGGTTTTTTACCTACAGTATGGCGATACATAATATTGAAAATAGTACGAAGACCATTGATAGAAGTCATATCAGTATTTTGAGGATTTAATTGAAGCAACTCTTCACCAGAGATAGGAGTCATTTCAATTGGTTTACCAGTGTATTGTAAACCCCAAGTTACTGTGTAAGAAGAACGTTCTACTTGAAGAGCAGATTTGAGTTTGATAGGTTTGTTAGAGATGGCAAAACCGTCAAGATCTCCTTCTCTTTCAAGTTTCAACTCTTGCATTACTTGAGATTTATAGTTGTAACTTAATTCTTTAATCTCTTCATCAGTTAATTCTGGTTCATCAGATTCAACATCAGCCATCAATTCTTTTTCTTCTGGGTCTTCCTCTTCGGCTAATGCTGCATTATAAGTTACATCTTCTTCATCAGCAGTATCTTCTTTAATTTCTTTTTCAGCCATAGAATTGGAAACTTTTGTATCGTCAGCTTCTTTCTTAGAAGCTTCTTCTTTAATCTCCTCATCTTCAGCATAACCTTGCATTGGAAGAGCAGATTTAGGAGATACGCCTAATTCTACAGAATCATCATCAAATAAAGATAAGTCATCATCTTCATCTTCTTTAGATGTGAAGCTATCTACTTCTTTAGCTACATCAGAACTCATTCTAGGAATTCGTTCAATAGTTTGCTCTTTAAGACCAAAATAATTGTTATCAGTTTCAACAGTTTTATCACGGGCTACGGTGAATAGAATATAACCTTTGCGTTCATATTCTGTAA